CAGAAACAGATGCGAAGCTGGCCTTAATGCAAGAACAAATGGCCACTATACTTGCTGCTGTTGGTGAAAAGAAACCCCGTAAATCTAAAGCGGTAGCCACAGAGGAAGCTTAATATGTCATCAAATCTACTCCAATTAGTTCAACAAGTAACTGCTGAACTAAACCTTGCCGTGCCAACCTATGTTGTTGGTAACACTAGCCAAGATGTGCAACAGATTCTTGCGTTAATGAACCGTGCAGGGTATGACTTGCTAAAAGAGCATAACTGGCAAGCATTGGAGTTAGAGTATCGTTTCTATACAACAGCAATAACCACAACCTGTGACACCGTAAACAACACTTATGATCTATTAAATGTTGGTAATGTCACAGGTTTGGACAACACTTATTCAGTAGTTGGTACAGCAATTCCTCAAGATACTTATGTGGAATCTGTAGCAGGATCAACGGTAAGAACTAGCCAATTAGCTTCTGCAACAAGTATTGGCGGTACAGTAACATTTAGTAAGACTAAATACCCATTACCACCTGATTACGAAACCATTACAGATAATACCCATTGGGATAAGACTAAACATTGGCAGATGTTAGGGCCAGTTGATGCTCAACAATGGCAATGGCTTAAATCAGGTTATATTTCAACAGGGCCTCGTGTTCGTTGGAGAATTCTTGGGGATGAGTTTCAGATTTGGCCACCATACAGCACATTAGAATACTTAGGTTTTGAATACCGTTCTAAAGGCTTTGTAAGAAGTGCAACAGGTGATGTAAAGAACAGCTTTACTGCCGACACAGACACAACAGTTTTAGACGATACGATTATGGTATTGGCTACAAAGCTTAAATACTTCCAAATCAAGTCGTTTGATACTACTGCATTGCAACAAGACTACAGCCGTTATTTGAGCATTGCCAAGGCTAACGACAAGGGTTCAGCTACATTGTCATTCGCTCCTCAACCAAGTGCTGTATTGATTGGATGGGCAAACATACCTGATACTGGCTACGGTAGTTAATCATGCCAGTAGCTAAAAAGTTTACTGCCAATACCACTTCTGTACCAGCACCGATTGGTGGATGGAACGCTAGGGATTCTCAAGCTAACATGAACCCAATGGATGCTATTCAGCTTGTAAACTGGTATCCGACCCCTACTGATGTGACCATGCGTAAAGGATGGACACAATCTAGCTTATTAACAACAACTACGGGGGTAGTGGCTATTAGCACTATTACCCGTGTGGATACGCTTGCTACGCTTACTACGGCTTCAGCACATGGATTGTCAACTGGTAATCAAGTCGCTATTTCAGGATGTACGCCTTCCGCTTACAACGGTGTGTTTACAATCACCGTAGTCAACAGTACAACATTCACTTACACAATGGCTTCCGTTCCTGCTGGTAGTGCATCGGTAGTCGGTAGCTATGAAAAAGGTATTACAACACCTGTAAATACTTTAATGAATTACACAGAAATAGGCGGTTACAAGTTATTTGCTGCGGCTGGCAATACTATTTACGAAACTGCTGTTAACCCAGCGGTTCGTGTCTTTACTGGTTTAACTAGCGATAAATTACAATCCGTTAACATAACCAATGCTGGCGGTCATTTCTTAGTAGCTTGTAACGGTGTTGATCCTGTTACGATTTATGACGGCACACGCTGGTTTTTTGTAGCTACAACGACTACTGCATCAACTATCTCAAGTATTGCCCGTACAAGCCCTTCTGCAACGGCTACGGTTACTACTGCAACAGCACATGGTTTAGTAACAGGCAACAGAGTAACCATCACAGGTGCTTCAGAAGCCACATTTAACGGTACTTTTGTTATTACTGTAACTGGTGCAAGTGCTTTTACTTACACTTCTACAGGAACTTCTACAGCAACTTCTGTTACAGGTGCGTATACAACTGTTGGTATTACTGGCGTTAACTCAAATACATTTATTAATGTCAATTTGTTTAAAAATCGTTTGTATTTTACGCAAAAAGACACTTTAAGCTGTTGGTATTTAGATGTAGATGCTATTGCTGGCCCAGCTTATCAGTTAAATTTTGGTGGAATTGCCCGAAATTCAGGTTTTTTGCAAGCAATGGGTACATGGACTATAGATGCTGGACAAGGTGCAGACGATTACGCTGTATTTGTCACTAGCATGGGTGAAGTGCTTGTTTATAACGGTACAGACCCTGACAATGCTGATACTTGGGCATTAAAAGGCGTATGGCAATTAGGTCAAACCTTTAACCGTAGATGTTTTTTTAAGTGGGGTGGCGATCTCTTATTGCTAACTCAAGACGGTTTAGTACCTTTAGCTTCTGCCTTGCAGTCAAGCCGACTAGACCCCCGTGTAAACCTTACAGATAAGATTTACTTTGCAGTAAGCCAAGCGGCAACCCTTTATTACGCTAATTTTGGTTGGCAGATTAACTATTACGCTAGTGAAAACATGCTGATTCTGTCTATTCCTACCGATGACGGTATGGAACAATTTGTTATGCACACTATTACAAAGGCTTGGGGTAGATTTACTGGTATTCAGGCTTATTGCTGGGAAGTATCAGGCGATGCCGATATGCACTTTGGCGGTAATGGAATTGTAGGTATTTTCTACAGTAGTTATTCTGACAACGGTGGAAACATTAGTGCTACTGCACAGCAAGCCTACAGTTACTTTGAAAGTGCAGGTCAGTTAAAGCGTTTCACATTGGTAAGACCAATCCTTCAGTCTACTGGTGGCGTACCTAGTGTTGTATGTGGTTTAAGCGTTGATTTTGATACACAATCTCAAATAGGACAGGTTCAATTTAACCCAAGTACCCTGACAGAAGGTGTTTGGGATGCTTCTAGATGGGATCAAGCCAATTGGGCAGGTGGCTTAATTACTACTAAAATATGGCAAGGCGTTTCAGGACTAGGATTTTCAGGTTCAATTAACTTAAATGTGGCAAGTAGAGGTATAGAACTTCATTGGGCTAGTACGGACTATGTAATGGAACGAGGGGGCGTACTGTAATTGCGTAAGGTTACAACTGAAAATCAGGAATTTATGCGGTCTTGGGTTGAGCGTATGTTATTTCAGAAGTTTGGTGAAGAAGCTAAGTTTATAGGGCAAGAAAAAGACGGTAATTTGGTAGCTGTAGTAGCTTTTACTAACTTTATCCCTAATGCCTGTGCAATGCATATAGCTTCTGTAGGTGAAAATTGGATGTCAAAAGATTTATTATGGGCGTGTTTTGATTACCCCTTTAACAAATTGGAAAAAAAGGTTATATTAGCAACTATGGAAGCATCAAATGATGAGGCCATAAAACTAAACCGACACCTTGGTTTCCAAGATAAAGCGTTAATTGAAGATGCCCATGAAAATGGAGATTTACTTTTAATGGCGATGAGAAAAGAAGATTGCAAATGGTTAAATCTTCAATGCTCATTAAACAAGAAACTAGGAGATTAATATGGGTGGTGGTGGCGGTTTATTAGGTGGGGTTACAGGTGCTTTGTTTGGTAAGCCCGATATTCCTGCAACTCCTGATTACACAGGTGCAGCACAAGCGACTGCTTCAGGCAACTTAGATGCGGCAAGAGCCGCTGTAGCCGCCAATCGTGTTAATCAAGTCACGCCTTATGGCACTCTAAAGTACTCTGTTACTGGTCAAGACCCTTACGGAAATCCAACATGGACTTCTACAAGTGCGTTAAGTCCTGATCAACAAGCTTTATACGATTACGATATTGCAAGCTCTAAGGGCTTGGGGCAACTACAAAGTAAAGGTTTAAGCTATGTCAGCAATATGCTAGACAAACCTTTTGATACTAGCGGATTGCCCCAAACAGGTATCAACGCTGGTGAGCAAATGTCTGAATCTATCATGCGTAGACTTCAGCCAAATATTTTAATGGAGCAGAAACGATTTGATGCTCAAATGGCTAACCAAGGCATACCTTTAGGATCAGAAGCCTATCAAAACGCTAAACGCAACTTTGATGAACGCCAAAACGATAAGTTAACAAGTGCAATTATTCAAGGTACACAAACAGGATTACAAGCCCGTGGCCAAGGTTTTAGCGAACAGGCTTATCAGCGTAACGAACCGATTAACACGCTTAATGCTGTTAGATCAGGCTCACAAGTTACCAACCCTAATTCATTCTTTGTTAGTGCACCGCAACAATCTACAACTGCTGGTGCTGACTACTTAGGTGCAGCAGGTATGACAGGCAACGCTAATGTTGCAGCAGCTAATGCTTCAAACGCTCAAAGAAATGCAATGATTCAGGGTTTATTTAGTCTTGGTTCTTCAGCAGTTTCATAAGGATTTTGATAATGTATTCAAATAACAACTACATGACTATGCAAGATTTACAAGGTATCGCACCTATAATGCAAAACTTGCAAGGTCAACAGTCATCTGCTCAACAAGCCTTGCAACAAGGTCAATTGTTAGGTCAACAAGCCTTAGGTACGCCACAGCAAATACAAATGGCTAATGCTTTAAGGCAAAGTAATCCTACTCAGCAATCTGAAATGCAAAAACAAGAAATTAGAAGGTTAGGTTCTAACACTTGGAATCCATATAGCGATTACAACCGTGGAACTAATGGCTTTGGAAATTACGGAGAATAATATGGCAGAACCAACCCTACCTGAAATGCAAGATATTTCTCGCCAAAGAGATTTGGCTAAAATGCTTTTGCAAAAAGGAATGTCAGACAATCTTCAAGGTCAAATGGTAAGTGGTCGTTATGTTGGTGCAAGCCCATTACAAGGTATTGCTAATATGTATGCCGCCTACAAGGGCGGTCAATTATCTAAAGAAGCAGACCGTAAACAACAAGAATTGGCTCAAATGCTACGCCAACAGACTATGCAAGATGTTCAGGCTTACGGGCAAGCTGTTTCAGGTACTCCTGAACAAACTGTTTATGGTGCTGGTATGGAAGGCCCAACAATGGATGTAACACCAGCCGTTGCTCCTGATTACACAAAGGCTTTATCTACTTTGATGGGTTCAAGATCACCACAATCTCAAGCATTAGGAAATATGTTGCTTGCAGAACAAATGAAAACCCAAAAGGTTGGCGAAGGTGAAACTTTATTACGACCTAACTTTCAAGGTGGATTTACAACTGTTGGCCAAGGTGCTGAAAAGTTTAGAGCACCACTTCAGGTGGATACTGGTACATCTATTGAATTCCGTGACCCTAAAGACCCAACTAAAGTATTGCAAGTTGTTCCTAAATCACAAGCTGGTCAAGTTGTTGAAAGAGAAGATGGCACTTTCTTGGTTGATACAAGAACAGGACAAGCAAGACCTGTTACGGGGCAACAAGGACAACCTTTAGTTGGTGGTAAACCAATGACTGAAACTCAATCAAACGCTACTGCATTTGGTATGAGAGCCGTAGAAGCCAACAAAATACTTAAAGATATTGAAAAATCAGGCACTACAACAACTGGCGGTATCCGAAATGTAGTTTCAGGTACTTTAGGTGCAATTCCGTTGGTTGGTGAAAATTTAGAATCTAAGTCATATTCAGCATTAAACTTTTTATCTAGTGCAGACCAACAAAAAACAGACCAAGCTAGAAGAAACTTTGTTACTGCTATTTTGCGTAAAGAATCAGGTGCTGCCATTTCTCCATCAGAATTTGCTAACGAAGAAAAGAAATACTTTCCGCAAATTGGCGATAGCAATAAAGTTATTAAGCAAAAGCAAGAAGCTAGGGATTTGGCTATTAAAGCTCTTGAAGTTCAAGCTGGCCCAACTGGTGCTAAATCTATTAAGGCTCAACAAAATTTACAATTAGCACCACAAGACCAAGAAGCACTAAATTGGGCTAATTCAAACCCCAATGACCCACGCTCTGCACAAATTAAACAGCGTTTAGGAAGATAATATGGCGTTTGACCCTGATCGTTATCTTGCAACAAAAGCACCTAGCCCTACAGGTGGGTTTAATCCTGATGCTTATTTAGGTATTGCTGACAGAGGCAACATCATTAATACTGATGTGCCTACTGTCGTTGGTTCACAACCTAATGCCGTAAATCCCCAACCTGTTCAGCAACCTAGAACAATGGGTGATTATGTTAAATCTTTGTATGAAGTGCCAGCAACCGTTTTAAGCGGTGCAGTAGCTCCTTTTGTTGGCGTTGGTGCTGGTATTGTAGAAAACATCCGTCAAGGTACAAATGAGCGTGTAGATCGCCCTGAATTAGCACAACGATTTACTTATGAACCTACATCTCCAGTTAGTCAAAGTGCAATTGAAAGTATGGGTGAAGCCTTAACTGCTGCCAAAATACCAGCTTATGTTCCTACTATTGGTACTGCTGCTAGAGCTACGCAACAAGCTAGTAGAGCAACAGTTCCTATGGTTAGGGGTAACTTGCCATCATTTGACCAAGCATCACAAACAGTAAGAACAGCCCCATCTAGAATTGCTGATTTATTGCGAGAGCGTGAAGCACCTGTAATGTCAGGCGTTGGTGCTGCGGAAGTTCCTGAAGTAGCTCAAAGAATGCAGTTAGCTCAAGGGCTAAGAGTGCCAGTTCAATTATCTAAAGGTCAAGCAACAAGAGAGCTTGGCCAACAAGCATTTGAAGCTGAAACCCCTAAAAACTTTCCTGAGATTGGCAAACCGCTAATACAGGCACAAGCTCAAAGAAATGAAGGTATTTTGCAAAACTTTGATGCTTATGTAGATGCTACAGGCAAAGAAACTTATGGATTGCGTGAAACGGGCAGAGTTGTAGATAGAGCTTTGGTCAATCAAGTTAATCGTGTTAAAGAAAAAATTAACGAAGCCTATGATTTAGCTAGAGTATCAGGTGAAACACAAGAACCTATTAGTTATGCACCATTAAAAGCATACATTGAACAACAAACGCCTACAGTTAGAAGCAAATTAGCTCCTATTCTTGATGCTGTTGATGAGCAAATAAGGGTAAATGACCCTAAAAATACAGGTCAAATATCTATTAATCAGTTAGAAGATATTTACCAATTTATCAATAAAAACTACGACCCTACTGATGCCGTAGCCAATACTCATGTTCGTCAAATGAAGAACTTGATTAATACGGTCACAGAAGGTAAAGGCGGTGAGAATTATCAAGCTGCTAGAGCATTACGCACTAAGTTTGGCAGAGAATTTGAAAATATTGGTGCTGTTGACAAACTTTTACGCACCAAAAAAGGCACAGACGATAGAGCAGTAGCTTTTGAGGATGTATTTAAGCACTCTGTACTTGATGGTTCACTAGATGATGTGCAAGCCATTGGTAGGACACTCAAAAAAGCTGGGCCTGAAGGTGAGCAAGCATGGCGTGAACTACAAGGTCAAACTATTCAGCACATTAAAGACCAAGTTACACGCAATATTGACACCGATATGTTTGGTAATCCTGTGGTTTCTCCAGCAAAGTTTAAGTCTATCGTTAGAGAATTAGATCAAGACGGTAAATTAGACTATTTATTTGGCAAAAAAGGTGCTCAAGAAATCAGAGATTTGCTAGAAACAACTATTTTGGTCAATGCTCCATTAAAAGGTGCTGTAAACCAATCAAATACTGCTAGTGCATTTATTAGGGCTATGGACAAAATTAAAGGTTCACCGTTGGCTAAACTTCCTCTAGTAAAATCTTCAGCAGATTACGGAATTAAGCGTGAAGTAAAGAAACAGGTAGAAGAATCACTAAACTTTGACCCAAACGCAGTCGCTAAAGAATTGAGAAAAGGAAAATAATATGTCACGCAATGGATCAGGTACATATACCTTACCTGCTGGTAATCCAGTAGTAACAGGCACAAGCATAGCTTCTACATGGGCTAATACAACCATGTCAGATATTGCTGCTGGTTTAACTCAATCTGTAGCTGCTGATGGTCAAACGCCAATGACAGGTAGCCTTAACATGACAAACAACACTATAACGAATGTGGCTGATGCTACTGCTAGTGGTGATGCTGTTTCAGTTAATTACTTGCAGACGGGTACATATACTCTAAACTGCGGTACTTTCTAAGGTGCAAGTTATGTCATTTGAAATTGATCCTGTTAAATACGGCCAACTTTGGGAAAAGGTTGACAATCTAACCGCTAAAGTTGACAAACTTGAAGAAGGCATGGAAGAACTGCTTGCTTTGGCCAATAAAGGTCGTGGCGGTTTTTGGGTAGGAATGATGGTTGTATCAGGTATCAGTTCAGTAGTTGGTTTTATAGCCCATTGGCTTACAGGGAAGTAATATGGCAGAAGAAACTAAAGATACAAAAGGTGCGTTTATTGAGAAGTTGTTATTTGCACTTCTACCCCTATTAATTGGTTGCACAGGCTACCTTATTTCTGCATTAGGCAGAATTCAGCATGATGTGACTATTCTTAACAGCAAGGTATCTTTAGTGGTTACTAGCGACAATAAACAAGCATCAAATACTGGTGCTGAATTGGCTAGAGAAAAACTACGCCAAGACTTGGTTGTTGAGATTCAAAAAAACAGAGATTCTATTGCTGAAAACAGGCTACATATTGCTATTCTTGAAGAAAAGATTGGTGTTTCTAAGAAGATTAAACCACTTAGATCAGGTGCAGTAGGAGATTAATATGTTACCTATTGCCGCCCTACTTGATGTTGGTATGAAAGTCTTGGACAGGTTTATTCCTGACCCTGCTGAAAAAGCCAAAGCCCAAGCTGAATTGCTAAAAATGCAACAAGAAGGCAGATTAGCAGAGTTAAACGCTGACATGAACGAGCAAAACAATGTGTCAGAGCGTTGGAAAGCTGATTTAGGTAGTGATTCATGGCTATCTAAGAATGTACGCCCTATGACCCTTGTAGCCCTTTTAGTGGCCTATTTTATCTTTGCTACTGCTTCCGCTTTTGGCATTGAAGTCACGCAAGCGTATGTAGAACTGTTAGGTCAAATGATTATGCTCATCGTATCGGCATATTTTGGTGGCAGAACCCTAGAAAAAATTATGGATAAGCGTAATGCACCTAAGTCCTAATTTCACGCTAGATGAACTAACCCATACTGACCATCGTCAGTTTGACAACACGCCTAATGCTTCTGAGATGGCCAATCTTGTCCGTTTAGCTACATTCCTAGAAGAAGTTAAATCTGTCTTGGGTGGTAAGCCAGTAATGATTAACTCAGCTTTTCGCTGTAAAGAAGTCAATGATGCGGTAGGTTCTAAGGATACAAGTCAGCATCGCATTGGCTGTGCAGCAGATATTCGTGTACCAAGCATGACACCTGATGAGGTCGTAAAGGCTGTTATTGCATCAGGTATTGGCTTTGATCAGATCATCCGTGAGTTTGACCGTTGGACACACATCAGTATTCCAAGCGTTGCTGGTGATAATCCACGCAAGCAAGCCTTGATTATTGATAAAACAGGCACACGCCAATACGCTTAAAATTGCTTGATGTTGTTTAGGCGTTTTTGGTCATACCTGTAGGATGGGTGAGAACCGCTTTGTAGCGTTGCAAACTCAAATAACTCATCCTTATCAACCCAACCAATAATATCGCCACCATCATCGTCTAAAACGACTAGGATGTAGAAATCACAGGGGCTTTTACGGTGATACTCGGTGACATAAATATCACCCTCTTTATTACGAGTAGATTTGACATCAATAGTCTTGCCACCTGAAGTCTTTAGGTCTGCTGGGTTCTTCTTTTGATTGATGGTGAAATCAGGCATTAAGTTTAAGAACTTGGCCACAATGTATTCACCCTTAAACCCGTCAATATCCATCTCATACGGATCTTGTTTGCTTACCTGACGGTCATGGTTAAATTGCATGGCGTTTTTCCTACGCATAGTACCGAAATACTCGCATAGGAAAAGCTCATGTTTAGATAAGTCAACTCTCATTTAGTAAGGTGAATAGCACCAAAGAACAAGATGTATATGACTATCGCTACAAGTAATCCTTGAATAATCTCTCTCATAGGCCACCTGTACGGATAACCCACACAGTTAATGGGATGACAAAGAAACAAACACCTAAGAATAGACCTTTAAGAATCATCATAATTAATCCAAATCTTCAATGTTAGGTTCGCTGTCATAAACTTCAATTTCTACTTCTTTGAAGCCAGCTTTGCGTAAGCGGTCAGTAATTTTGTTAATTGCATCATCTTCGCAATCACCAATCACGCTTTCTTGGATGTTGATACTTAGTTTGTAAACCGTGCCGTTAATAATTACCATTTTTTTCTCCTTTAGTTTTTGCAAAACACGATACAAGCTGGGTTTTCCCAATCAAAATAACCACCGTTTTTAGCAGCATATTCTTCTAAAGCTGGGTTGATGTAACAATATCCACCCCGATATTCACCGTAATAATCACAAGCGTTATCACCTTCTTCGCCACTAATAAACAACTTGCCATCTCTGATAAAGCTGTAAGGTGGTTCTGATACTTCTACAAAATCAGATCCAACAAATTTAAAATTAGTTAATTTTGGAAGATTCTTTTGTAGTTTTTCTAATTGATTCAAAGTCATTTCATTCCCCTTTAATAAGTAAAATCTGATTTTCTAACTTGGCAATAGCGTTTTTAACCCTTGCTATCTGAACTGGATCACGGCTTTGCTTTAATACGACCTGTTGCCAATACAAACTGTTTTCTAATGTTTTGATGTTCATGTGACCCCCTTAAGCTGCCAACCGACCAACACAACCTTGACCATAGCCATCGTCACCCATGCTGTATACGCTTGAAACGGTCTTACTAGGTTGAGTATTACAAAGGCTGATCTGAGAAGCTGCAACTGATACCTGTGAAGCAAAATACCGATTGCTTGGCAAGTAAACTTTATCGCAACCTTTTACATAAGCACCGCTGTAAACGCTGTTAGCTATCTCAAAAGTTTCTTCTACTGCATATTGAATAGCAACTTGATTAGCTACATCAGTTAAAAATTCAACGCTGTAATTTCTTCTAATAAAGATAAAATCAGCACCAAACTTAACTTCTTCACCGTTTAAGTTGGCAAAGTTGCTGCCTTTGTAGTCAATCATGCCGTCAAAGTAAGAACCTTTGAAGTTTGAAATAACTTCGTTTACTTGTGCTTCAGTAGGGCCATTCGTGTATTTGATGTTAATGCTTGCACCACCAGCATAACTCTCGCTTGTAACGCTGAACTTTACGCCAGCAAATGATTCTTTAAGGGCTGCCCTTACCAATTTTGCTGTGTCCACTACGCCAATATATTTCATTTAAATCTCCTTTTTCTATCTCACTCCCCAATGGAGTAACTCCAGTTTATTAAGTTACCTTAACAATGTCAACACTTATTTGCAAAAAAACAACAAATATTTTAAAAATAAAAAAAGGGAGCATTTCTGCCCCCTAAAGCTAATCTCCCGTGAAGGATAAGCCATTATATCCCGTTTTTAATCTGATAAACCCGTAATAGGTGTTGGAAACACTCCCAGCTATTGCGTAGCTTTTCTTGATCAATTTCAATCAGTTTGACTTGATTGGTTGTACCGTTGACAAACACGATGGCACATCTAGCTGTAGGAACTCCAAGGCCTTCACGGTAGGCTGCCAGTTGCATTTCATGTTCAAAGTAAACATCAACTTTATCTAGATCAGCTTCTTTGGTTTTAAAATCCACTACAAAGCCATTAACGGACATTAGGTCGCATTTACCACCAAACCCTAGCGGATGTCCAAAAGACTTCTCTGCGAGCCACAGTTGCTCTCCAAACGCATCTCTAAGGGCTTTATCAATATTATCCAAGTAAGCTGGCTTTTCAGGCATATACACCTGTTCAAAGTAGCTTTCAATAATGGCATGAATAGCAGTTCCTCGTTCCGCTGCCTCACGACCAGTAGCCTTAGAATCTTGCATTACACGGGCCAACCACTCCTGTTCAGATTCACCTTCTGATCTAGGCAAGGTCAAGGCAGCTAAGAGGACTTGTTGCTGTTTCCATGTGTCAAGCCCTGCTTTTGATAACATTCCATTGATTGTTGTAACGCTTGGCAGAAGTCCAAGTTTTCTTGCATCCCGTAGCGTGGTCGGTCTTTCGCCAGTTTTACCAAGGGTTGTATAGGCTGGATGGCCGTCTTTAGTATACCAATGTCCATTTTCTTGTACCTTTTCTTTGACTATCATATTTTCCTTATTTATTTATATTGCCATTAAAGTCTTTTGGGTACTCTAATATTGCTTTGGTCAAGGCAGAATTAAACATTTCTAACTGTTTTTTAATTTCATCCATGTTCTTGCCAGCAATACTAGCTTCACCATACGCATAAGGCTTTTTATCTGAATCATAAAAAACTTCTGCTAATTCGTAACATTCACCTTCATGTTCTGTTTTTACAATCCTATGATTCCAAGTCATTTTTTCTCCATCTTGCAAGTAAATTGTGATTTAGCTATTTTTAATACATCTTCAAAATCTAACTGAGCGTTTCTACCGCTTTTGTAGCCATGGCCATAGGCAAAGACTACTCCGCAGACAAATAACATCACCCAAGCGGTTATAGTGGCTACCTTGCTCATCTTTGCGTTATCCATAAAGCAAACAAAACGGACAAGATAGCAAAAATTAGAATTGCAATACCACTTAACAGAGTAAATAAAATAGTCATCATTTTGGGTTAAACATCCAACTGGCTGCCTCATCCATGTGCGGCTCAAACTTTTTAGGCTTTGTATTGCCGTGGGCTTGTTCTCTGTATCGCTTTTGTAGTTCACGCTGTGGAATTGGTGGTAATTCTTCGCAATCAGGCAAATCACCAGTTGCATAGAATGATCTAGGTTTACCCCTTGGCGTTCTCTCGTAGTGATGTAGATATATCTTTTTTGCATCTCTAAGCTGAGTAATGTACCGAGCTATAAAGATTACCGACACACCTAGAAAATCAGCCATTTCTACTCTAGTCATGGGCGTATGAGAAAGTTCATCTAGCAGCTTTTTTTGTAATAGTTCTTTTCTGTTCATCTTTGATTTCCACAAAGTTATAAAACCACTCATCTTTAGCAGTCCATTTAGCATGATTCTCTACGCTATACACTTCTGTTGGTATTTTAAAGTCAGGTGTTTTAAGCACGGCTGGCACTAATGACACATCGTACCAAAGACAACGGTTATTGGGCTGACAAGCAAATTGGCCATTGTCTAGCTTAATAAAGTTGTATGACTTGTGCTCTTCAACCCCTTCACTAAAGCTAGTGTCTATACGGTTGGCATCAGGACTAGCAAAGTCAATGGTAAACAAATAATTGCCAAAGTGAAATTGCTTATCTTTGCCAAAGTATTTGACCTTTAAACCACGCAAATTAGACTTTTCAATGACGGCCATGTCGTATGACAAACAATCCCAAATCTGCAAGAAGTCTAGCGGTAATGGATCAGTTACTTCTTTCCACACATACGCACTAATGGGCAGTTTGTCGTACAAAGCACCGTAGTTAGTTAACATGGATTCAATGCGAAATGCTTGACCTTTGATGGCTTTGGCGGTCATCCATACGCAAGGCTCTAGCTCACCGTGACCTGATTCGTGGTTATAAAGAAACTCTTTACGCACAAAACATTTAACTGGTGGAATGTTGGCTACTAAAAATGTCATTTTTATCCTTAAAAGGTGGGGCTACTCGCTGCACTAACTTAGGGCAATCCTTGTATATAAGGGCAATCCTAGCTCGTTAGCATCCGCTTTCACCCCTTAATTAGAACGGTACATCGTCACTAAGGTCTATT